TGTTAAAATACTTAGCACCTACAAAATAAGGTTTCAATGTATAACCATTATATATACAGTCCATCATCCAATCTACCATATCTACTTGAGAAGAAGAGTCTACAAGTTGTAGTAGTTCACCCTTGAATATTAGATGACCAGTACCTCTCAAATCACTGAATATTTCATGTACACTAGGTTTCTCTTTCAGGTACCTGATATTATCAAAAGCATCTATACCTACAGAATATGTTTCCATGATGTCTAGTTCAGAACTTCTTTCTACTCCAATATACATATCTACTTTCTCATAACTCATACTCTGACACATTTCAAAGACATTAGACATGTAACAGACCTCATCACCTAGAAACATTATAGTGTCCTTACAACCTACTTTGTTGTAATATAGTTCTATAGCACCTACTATACCGTTTAGAGTCTTCTGTTCTATATACTCAATATAGTAGTGTCTATATACATCTCCTAGATATCCTTCTATTAAGTCTCTATTCTTACCCACAACTAGATATATTGTTTCAACAGGGATGTAGGATAGTTCATCTAGAAGTCTATCAATTATTGATCTACCAAAGACTGGAAGTAAACACTTGTATCTAGTACCAATCCTTGTTCCTTCACCTGCAGTAACTATTAGAACATTCACTTGAATATCTCCATGTTGTTCTGTATCCAATGTACCAGATATTCTAACCCTTCCTCTGGAGGAACATGTGGTTCCCACCTTAGGTTATACCTAGCTTTTCTAATATTGGAAACAAAGTACCATAAGTCTCCATGTCTAGGTGGTAGATATTCTAGTTTAGGTTGTATACCAGTTATGTCAGATAGAAGGTTGATACATTCACGTAGAGAGATAGCTGTTTTCTCTCCCCCACCAACATTATATATATCTGGTTTCTGTACCCTCCAGAATTTATCTACAGCATTTACCACATCAGATACATACAGTATGTCTCTAACCTGTTTATCTGTTCCAAATATCTTGATTGTTCTACCAGTTAACAACCTAATAGCAAAGTTAGCTACCCATCCATGGTCTTCTCCACCGAACTGTCTAGGACCATAGAAACCTGTAAGTCTGAAACACCCTACCTTTACACCATATGTTTCATTGTATACCCTACAGTATAGTTCCATTGCTCTTTTACTTGCATGTAAAGGAGTTAGTTTACCTGTAGTTATACTCCAGTATTCAGGTATACCCCACATATCTCCTCCTATAGTGAACCTTGTATCTTCTTCTTCTAGGTACTTGTTTATTTCAGTACCATACACATGGATTGTACTACACATCAAAACAGGTATATCTAGTTTCCTAGCTAGTTCCAGTATCTTTACACCACCCAGTACATTAACACTCAAATCTGTGAACGGATCTTTAATGGATAAAGTCATCGTAGGTTGAGCAGCACAGTTCACTATGTAGTCTACATCTTTGGACACTGCTTTAAGGTCTTTGTCTACTAGGATATCACCTAGATGGAATTCTACACCTAGTTTGGTGATGTACTTCCAGTTGTATGTTCTAGCTATATCACTGTTGTAGTCTAGATGTTTCATTTCATACTTGGTAAGATTGTCTATTCCTACTACTTCTTCACCCAAACACTTGTAGAATTCACACACATGACTACCTAAAAATCCACATGCACCTGTAACTAACACTTTCATGTGTATCCTGCCTCTCTCAACACCTTCTGTATCCTTTCTCTCCTCTGATCTCTACCCAACCGTTCATGAACATCAGGGTTAGGATTAGGCTTTGTACAATGAACACAACCTAGTGATGTATACCCTTTGTCATACAATGGATTGGTTGGTAAGTTATAAAATGAGATATAATCCAACACATCATCTCTACTCCAGTCTAGTATTGGATGTATCCTAGTATGTGGAGGGTTCTTCCTAGGAGAGAAATATGTCTCTTTAGCTCTCTCTTCATGTTCAACTCTCCTGATACCTACAAATATTCCATCTAGACCAAGTTGTTTAATACCTTTCAAGAAAGGTTGTATCTTATGATAGTTACAACATTCAAATATTGCTTCAGGAGAATAGTTCCCTTTTTCTAGTATTTCTAGTGCTCTATTCTCTGGAGGTTTAACCTCTACAAGGTTTAGACAATACATTCTCTTGATACGTTCAATATAGTCATAGGTCTCAGGGAACTGGTTAAGAGTATTGACAAATAGAACTTTAACTCTAGGATCATAGTTGTAAACTAAATCTAATACTACAAGACTGTCCGAACCACCAGAAAAGGCTACACCTAGATGTTTAAACTTTTCATATGCTGTTTCTATTATCTCCATACTCTTGGGTATGACATCTTTTAGTATTCTAATTCCTCCTTTATTAGGTTGAAGAAATCTTTCAGTTTAGGTTTATTTAAACTTAGTGTCTTGGAAGAAGAGTAGAAACCTGGAGGTCTATGATTGGGATCTTTATCTCCTATAACTAAAGTCCATGTGGGGTTACCTCTATCTTTCAATATTCCTACCCATGAATCTATCAACCTATAATATTCTTCCTTCAAAGAGTTGTTATGTCCAAGATTATCAATTATCATGAAACACACTAAGAACAGATCCCAGTCCTTGGAAATATCTAGTAATGCTTCTACAAAAACACTAGTGTTAACCTTCATGATCTTGTTATAGTCATGTTCAATCCCAAGATATACTTTCCATCTAGGATCAATAAATGGATAGTATTTCTCTATAGGTTTCTTAGCTATACTCAATAGTGTGTCTATACCTTTCTCTTGTTTGAAGTAGTTGAATGTTTCTAGTGCTTTTCTGTTCCAAGAGTCTATACCATGTACAGTTCTATCTTTACCAGTCACAAAAGTAGACCATAACATACCAGAGAACACTCCAGGTACAATGACATCTCCATACTCTACTTGTTTGATGTATTTCAGATCATATTTCTCCACTGCTTTCCTGTTCAATCCATCAAAACATATTATCAAGATTCTAGGGTTCTTCATACACTGTCATCTCCTGATAATGTACCATGGTACCTCCGTAATTGTTCTAGTATTCCACATTGGAGTATGTAAATATTTACCATCTTCACCTAGATGTTCACCATGGTCTGAAGTGATAACTACATTCTCTTGTTCTAAAGCATCTATTAGAATACTTACATGTTCAAGTACTAACTTTAAATTGTCTCTGTAAAGTTGTTTAACATGTTTAGGTCCCATGTTCTTCAGATATGGGATAAGATGTACATCTTGTCCTAATCCTTCCTTGTTAAACCAAGAAATATACAATTTAGTTTTACCTATCCATGTACCATGAGGTTGAAGATAATGAACTATTATCTTTTCTTTTAGTTCACCTAGATGTTTGTCATAATAATCTTCTATCACAAACTTGTTAACATTCCAAGGTGGTACAGTTCCTATCTTCGAGTTCCATTCAGTGTCCCAGAGATCATACACTTCTTTAAACCTTTTATCTCCTCTTCTAATGTTTCTATTAGCAGAGTACACTATAGCATCATAATATCTATCAAAGACAATTTCATGCCAAGTACCCAAGGGAGCAGGAGATACAGCTTTTAATAGAACCCCTTCTGGTAGAATATCCTTTAACTCTTCAAAATAGTCATATCTACATGCATCTAGAATTACAAGTAAATCCCAGTCATCTAGTTTCATCAAAGTTCTCTGGTCATGTATTGCCACACCAATTCCTCCATTATCTCCTCCATCTTTCTACAATACCGTTCCCATGTTAGATTATCTTTCACCCATTCTGCTGCTTTATACACATCATACAAAGAACTATTGTTCAAACTTTCAACAATAAATTGAACAGGATCATCACTTACAATCCCAAGATTGTTTTGTAGTAAGATCTCAGACACTATTGCAGTAGGGTACACTATTACAGGTACTTTGTTACATATAGCTTGGAAAGGAGATAAACATCCACCTTGACTCTTGTATGGAAATAGTGCTACATCACTAGCTCCATAATATTTTCTAACTTCTATTCTAGGTACCAATCCTGTGAATATCACAGAGTCTTCTACACCTAGTTTCCTTGATAGATCAACTACTTTCTGTGTGTAAGGTAGTGTATTGTTACCTACCAGTAGAAGTCTACATTCTGGTACTTCCTTCTTTACTTCAGCTAGAACCCTAACACTCTCCACCTGGTTCTTCATATCAGATATCCACCCTACAGTGATAATGTTAGGTCTTTTAATCCACTTGTAACTATCATCTTTTATACTCCAGAAATCATAGTCTATACCATAGAAGTTTATTGTAGAATCTACACCATACTCTCTCTTTATCCTGTTCTGTTCAAACCTACTGTTTACTACTATACGTTCTATTCTCCTTACAGCCTCTATTTCTTCTTTAGGTGGATGTCCTCCATCTAGAACTATTTGTGAAGGTTCATTGAACATAAACACTTGTGGTAGTGTAGCATATTTAGAAAGATATTCTGAAGGATGATTATGATAATTAATTATATCATAATCTTTCTGTACATCTTTAAATCTAGATATTAAACTAGGAAGATTCTCTTCTTCAGAAAGATACACTTTCACTCTTCTATCTAGATCCCTTCTAATCTGAGAGATTATTCTAGTAGTTAAGATACCCACTGTATGCTTCTTGTTCACTAGATAATTAGCTAGTTGCACAACTACTTCTTCTGCACCACCATATACATACATGCAATAATGAACTATTAAAACTTTCAAGGGTTTATCTCCTTGAATATTGGGCAGTCTATACAACTAGGATGAAACTTACCTTTGTACAGTAGTTTCCTTAGTTTGGTATATTCTTTCCCATACCATATGTCCTTGAAAGACTGTTCAAATATGTTTCCCATACTGGTCTTTCTCTGGTAGTCTCTCCTATTAGCTTCATTCTGTGGACAACATGGGATTACTGTACCATCCACAAATATGAAAGGCATAGACCACAATATACATTGATTGCATGGTTTGTCAGGATACACATTAACATTCATATACACTCTTAAACCTAGTTCTCTAGCTCTAGTGTTTATTTCCCTAATCAATGAATCAGGTACTTCTACTTTCATACCATGTATTTCAGGGTAGTCATGTAAGATTTCAGAGTATTGAACAAAGAACACATCTACATCCAAACTTTTAACAAAGTCTAGGTACTGTACAGCTTCATGTATGTTGTCTCTATTGATGATATAATGGAAGCATAGTTTAGGATAATGTTTGTACCCTAATTTCTTCTTCATCCTATCAAAAGTTTTAATATTCTCTACTACATCATCAAACTTTGCTCCTACTCTAAGTTTCTCATATGTCTCTTTAGTAGCAGCATCGAAGGAACAGTATACCTTGTCTATCCCAGTTTTAATAAGTTCTTTACATAGTTCCTCATCCAAGTAGAAGAAAGAGTCAAATATCTCAAGAAAGAGTGTTCTATGTTTCTTCACATATTCTATCATGTGGATATACTCTGGATTAAGGAAACTTTCACCTATACCTGTAAAACCCATTTCTTTGAGATCTTTGAACTGATCTATAATGTACTTGAACTCATCCAGTGACATATGTCTAGGTTTCTCATTCCAGTACGTATGCTCACACATCTTACATCTTAAATTGCAAACTGTTGTAGCTTCAACTTCAATGTACCATGGATAAGGGTAATGTTTGAACCAGAAATCTACAATACCTGGAACTGCACTGTTCCAGAATGTGTTGAAATGCATGTAGTTATATGACCATCTTTTCCCTTTTACTCTCCATTCATCCAGAAGAGTATATTTCCATAGTCCTTGGATGTAAGCATGATGTTCATATTTCAACTGTACTGGGTTACCACTGAAATTAACATCTAGAGGTACTCTAAACTTGTTGGATTTAGTAACAACAGGATCAAACACTGTAACAAAACCTGGACTGGGATATCCTCCAAACTCCTTGGGTAGAGGTAGATGATATATTCTGTCTTTTGTTAGATCTGAATGAAAGACTAGAGTAGTAGGATCAACCATGACTCTATAACCAAGTCTGAATGCAAAATTTGTCATCTGTAGGTCTGGATAAGGGTTCTTAGGTTCCAACTGTTCAAGTACATCTTTCCTAACAAGGAAACATGTACCTACACTGTGTGCTTCAAAAGGTTCATCTAGACCTAAACCTGGAGGTGCAATATGAGAGAATCTCTTGTTGTTTATTCTATACACCCATGTATCATAGAACTGGTTCCTATTCTCTATTAGAACATAAGGTGCAACAATATCTTCGTTATATTGTAAGAAATTCTTTAATATATTTCTAGGTATCTTAGCTACATCTGAATCTAGATATAGGAAGTAATCTTCCTCCAATAGATCCTTGAAATCCTTGTATATAGATGCACCCATCTTCTCACCATATAGTCTGATATTCCTCTCATGAGGTTCCTCATACACTTCTACCTTGATACTCTTGTTCCTAGCTATCTTCTTTAGTTTCTTCAAAGTGTTATCCTTTGATTCTCCATAGATAAAGACACATCTAATACAGTTCTTGGGGTAGTCTATATGTCTAACTTGTTTCCACAGTCTATCTAGATACCTAGCAGAGTTCTTTACTGGAATCCCTATCATTATTTTAGACTTCAAACTCATAACCACACTCTGGACATTTCACTTTTCTTTTCTTCCATTTGTAAATGTAAGTCATGGTTTGGGGACAAAATGTTACAGTTTCTTCTTCCATACAACTAGAAATTTTAGTTTGAAACTCTCGTTCATCTAAAGAAAGAGCTAGATTGTTTTTGAAATATCTACATCCTCTTTCTGGTTCATAGTACTCACAAGTAACACACTCTTTGTAAGAATCTCCTATTATTCTTCCTTTCTTAGAATAGGGACATAGTAAACTTGGATCAGACAACATATCCCTCACCTACACTATTCTTCTCTTCTTCAGTGGTTTATCTTCCAGTTCATCGTTCAATCTTTGTAGATATGGTTTCCATCCTGTTTCAAATATTCTATCCCAGTCATATTTCAAAGCAAACTTCCTACTTAACCTAGAGTATTTGTTCCTTGTTTTATCATCAAAGTATGCATCATAGTATTTCTTTTCAATATCATCAATATCTGGAAAATATGTAGTTGCACCTATAGGGGTGTCTATCCATCCCTTACTTCTAACTAACCATCCATGCCCTTTAACTAGTTCAGGTAAACTACTAAAGTTGTGTGCAACAACAGGTATGCCACATGACATAGCCTCTAATGCAGTTAAACCAAACCCTTCACGCATACTACATAGAGTGAAAACATCAAAAGTATTGTATAAAGTAGCTAGTTCAGGACTAGAAATAGGGAGAACAGAAAATGCTGGATCATAGAAGGTTACAATGTTGTCTAGTTTCAATTTATGAACTAGTTTCAACAGTGGATAACCTCTTATATCTGAAGGATTGGTGTGACACACCATCTTGATATTTTTCACATCTGGATTGTTATCTAGGAACTGTCTTAGAGCATACAGTTCATACACCCATCCTTTCCTACATCCATTCTCTTTGTCTGCATTAGCAGCTACTTTCCCTATTATGAACACATCTTCTGGATACCCAAACTTCTTCCTACATTCTAGTTTATTCAAGGGTTTAAAGACCTTGGTGTCTACTCCATGAGGTATAACAGTAGATTCAACACCATACTTCTTTATTTCATCATGTGCAAACTTACAGAAGGTTACTACACCCTCATACTCCCTTATCAATTGTTGTAGATCTTCAGGGTAATTGATACTATCAAATGCACAGTATGAGAAAGGTCTAGGAATATCTTTAGTAAACCAGTCAAAAGCCCAGAAATCGGTATGTAAGAAACAGATATCCATGTTGAATCTTCTATAGTACTCTACACATGATTTTCTACCCCATTGACCAGTAGTTCTATCTACAGGGAATATCCATACACCATCTTTCTCTAATATACCACCTGGTTCAATACCATAGTAAGCACTTACTATAGTGAAGTATCCTTCCCTAGCTATTCTAGTAGTTACCTCTCTAGTTACATTCCCATAACCAGAAGAGATTGTGGGCGAGACCGAATGCCACTGTACTCTTAACTTCTTTTTAACTTTATTCTTCATCTAATATTCCACCAATGAATCTGATATATGAACAGTATCATACAGATAATGCCATATCTTTATTCTGTTCTTGTCATCTATTAGAAGTACACACCCACCTATATCAGGGACATATCTACCATACAGTTTAGTAGCCCAAGGAATGTATGCCTGGAAACATGGTAGAGATACAAAATGCATGTTGTTCTCATGAATATACACAAACCTATGTAGGTGTCCTCTAATCAGTATATCAGTCTTTGGTGTTTTAAACAATGCTTCAGCCTGTTTAAGGAAGAATCCTTCTTTAGCTAGTGCTGTTTCAATATATATTAGATTAGTTCCTGAACCATGAGCTACATTAGCTATTCTACTGGAAGGTGTTAGCTTTAACACTGCTAGGTTACCAAAGAATCTACTTTCAGAAGCTATACCCTCCAGTTTCTCTGCTAGTGCTTTGTGTACTCTGTAATCTATGGATTCATGATATCTGGTTCCAGACCATACACCCACCTTTCTATCTTTACACAAGGGTTTCAATAATTCAGTACAAGCATCTACCTGTTCATCCATATCTCCAGTTAAAATGTACTGTCCAAAATCTTTTCTGTTAACTCCTTGAATCATGTCTCCTACCAGAAACACAGTATCAACATCTAGTTCATCACATTTCTCCACATAATCATACCAGTATTTGTTCAGTGTCTTCTGTCCATCATTCATTGCTGCAGACAACAGGTTACCTTCTTTACCATAGAAACCTTCAGGAAATATTGCATATCTAGAACCTACATGTGTGTCAGAAACCAATGCTATCTTTCTCAAGTACTCCAAATCTCTAAAACTCCTCTATACACTGGCTTCCTATAAATCTTTTTAAACCATCTACCACATTCAGCACACAACCAATATGTTCCTTTACTCACTATCCTATGACTACCACATTCTGGACATGAAACATCAGACCTATAGACAGTTTTCCTACCCCTATAGTGTTTGAGAAAGGTTCTTCCACATCTAGTACATTTCCAGTAATCACCCTTTGAACGTACTCTATTGCTTCCACATTCAGGACATTTAACTGTCAAATGTTTCACCTATATCAAGATATTTTCTATCTTCAAACTCTTTCTTCTTTCCAATATTGTACTTATGTGAAGGTCTATAATATCCTACTACTCTAGAATATATCTCCATTTTAGAACCACATCTGGGGCAAACATCTACTTTTCCAGGATAATATACTCCTTCATTGGGACATACAGAGAATGTTGGTGTTAGATCAAAGTATGGGATCTTTGTTTCAGACAGGTTCTTGATAAAGGCTAGTGTAGAATCCAAATTTGGTACTTTTTCACCAATATAGTTTCTAAATATAGTTCCTCCAGTGAAAATAGGTAACAACTTCTCTTCAACACTTAAACGTTCAGAGAATGGAATACTATACTTTGGAGGAACAACAAGAGTTGAATAATAAGGTGCTCTTTTAGTACCTAGAGTCTTGATGTTCCTGTATTTCTTTCTATCAATAAATGCTAGTCTATAACTACTCCCTTCCCCAGGTATCAATTCAAAGTTCCACAACTCTCCAGTGGAGTGTTGTGTTTCAGTTATCCAGTCTCTAATGTATCTTAGTACTTTCTCCACTAAATCTACTTCTTCATGTATCCTCTTTCCAGTGAAATTGATACACATCTCGTTTAAGCCTATTACTCCTATAGTCTTGAAGAACCTATCAAAGTTAACATTGTAGAACTTAGCAAAAGGCATCATACCCTTCTTGTAGAACCTCCTGATCTGTTTGTCTTTCCACTGTAGTTCTAGTTTACTGATCTCTAGTAGATCTAGTATTCTATCGAATATGTCACCTTCCTCTTTACTTAAATAACCTATTCTAGACATGTTGAGTGTACACACACCTAAACTCCCTGTACCTCCCTGGAAGTTCCAGAACCCTCTCTGGTACCCTACTTGTGTCAAATCTAGGTTCAACCTACAACACATTGCTCTTATAGTGTCCTCATTTATACCTGAACCATTGTAGTTCATGAAATAGAAAGAACCTAACTGTCTAGATACATCTGCAACTGCTCTAAGTACTTTAGAACTCCAATCTACATCTTTGTGTATGTTCAATGTTGGGATAGGAAAGGTGAAAGGTCTACCTTTAGAGTCTCTCTCCAGAAGTACATCACATAATGCTAGAGTGATCATATCAGCTTCTTCTTCATAATCACTATATGTTTCTTCTTTAACTTTACCACCTATAACCACTGGTTCTTTAGACAACTGTTTGGGACATCTAAGGTTGATTGTAATGTTGGTGAATGGTCTCTGAAATGCTTGTCTACTAGCAAAATTGAGATTCCATACTAGACGTTGAATAGCCTGTCTAACTTCCACATATTCCAGTTTGTCATACCACACAAAAGGAGAAAGTAATGTGTTTACATCAGAGAATGCTTGTGCACCAGCCCATTCCAGTTGACTCATGTAGAAGAAATTTACCATATGATCAACTGCTGTAGATAGATGTTTAGCTGGTTTAGACTGTACATCAGCACTTACTGCACCCTGTAGAAGCAACGCTTTAAGATCTGCCCCATAACAGTAAGGAACTATATTACCACTGTTCAAATCATGTATGTGTATATCTCCATTGATATGTGCTCTACTAGCTTCTCTAGGCATCCTCTTCAATGCATATTTGGCTAGAATATTATCCACTATATAAGACTGTAAACCACTGAAACTTCTATTAAAGTTAGAGTTCTCTGATGTTCTCCAGCTCCTATTGAAAAGATACTCATCGATCTTGTGGGACAAACCACATATCTCCTTCAGTTTTTCACATTACTGTAAGGTGATTTATTTAAACATTCTCAGGTCTCAACTTCTTTATTAGTCTCAACATTTACTTCAGTGTCTACATCTGTACTCCCACTATATGGTTGTTCATCTAGATCTTCAACTGGTAAACCAAGTTCCTGTCTCAACCTTTTCTCAACCAGTCTAGTTCCTCTTATCAAACGTCTCCTTGCTAGAGCAGCTAGTCTAAGTGTTCTCTGTCTTTCAACCACTGGAGATTTTGTTCTGAACTTTATTTCAGGTACATGTTCCAACGGTATACCTCTAGCCTTGAACAGTCTCTTCAATATCTTCTCTCTAACCTGTATAGCTAGTTCTTCCTGCAAACCTTCTACAGTTAATTCAAAGTCTATACCCTTCTGTTCTGCTTCACCTGCATATCCCCTTCTAGTGGTTGATTGTAAATCTAAAATTATAGGTCTACCTACACCTGCACCCTGTAGATCAGCAAACATGTAGATTATATCTTCCTTACCTTTGAACTCTGGAGTAGGGAGGTTAGATATCTGTACTGATCTTTTAACTGCAATAGCATCATTAAACATTAAATCTTTCACCTGTCCTAGTGCATCTTCTAGTGCCTGATCTGGAGGGTTAGGATCATCATCTGTACCTACTCTCAAGAGTATAGCATTACTTCTAGAGATACTCTCTCCTAGATTGTGTTCAATGTTCAACCTCATGATAGCTTGTTTGTACACTGTCTGGAAGGGTGTGATACCTAGACTGTACTCTCCAAAGGTGTAAAAAGCAAGATGTACTATTCTGTCTCTACCATCCTCATCTGGTCTTCTAGGTTTCCACACCACTTTACCATCAACAACTATCTTGTCCTTTCTCCACTCTTTACTTCCACCAATCAGGTACTTTCCCTGAACAAACCCTTCTGGTTCTCCATGTTCATCTAATATTACATTCCCAAGGTTGTCTCTGATGTAATCTATTTCTGTTTCTGGAGGTATAAGTCTAATACCTGCTATATCTCTACCATCTTTTGTATATCCAAGTTCTAACCATGCATTACCTGCTCCACCAATGAATATGTCCCTAATTGCTCTTTTCAGTACACTTTTAAGATACACCTTTTTAGACCATTCCTCACACATTTTGACATATTTATCTTCACCTACAAAGAAGAAACCTGGACCTACAATTCTATCAACATACATTTCTGTTTCTCTAAAGGTTAAACCATCAATTGAATATAAGGTTCTTAGATCACTTATAGAAACTGTTTTCTTGACTCTATCCTCCATCTGAGAAAAATATGTTGGAGAAGTATCTTCTCTGTTCAATGAAGTACTAGATATTAGTTTACCTAAAGATTCAACCTTAGGGTATCTTATCTTCCTTTTAAACACCATCTATATCACTTCTCCTTTGCATCGAAATACCACTTCAAGATCAGAGTGAAAGGTGTTGATAATGCCCCCAATATAACACCTAGAAGGTTGTAGTCTCTGTAGTATACTCCTATACCAAGGAGAATAAAGAACCCTATTCCATATAATAGAGCTAGTAAACCTCTATAGTCTTCTTCTTCTAGTTCAACTGCTTCTGGACTAGACACCTATCTTTCACCTCCTTTCATTATTATTAGAAGGAATGTTATGAACATTACTATAAAACCAATGTATCCTCCCTGGAGACTTATTAGTTCACCATATCCACCAAGAACATACATTGTATGTAAATAATCATGTAAAGCTACACCAAACCCTACAAAGAACAGTGCCTTGAGTAACTCATTGAACTGTTTTTTATATATTGAACCTACCATAATATTTCTACCTCTAGTTCTCTCTCTATGTTCTGATACTTACATATGATAGATGTAGTGTCTCCAGTAGGCATCTTACCTCCAGCAAAAAGGTTACCATAATAGTATCCATCCATTGTGAACTCTGGTCTACCACTATCTCCTGGACCACTGTAGTCTTTCCCCACAACCAATACACAGTCTCTGAACAATGCTGTACCCCTACTCATCACAACTCTACCTACAAAGTTGGTGTCTATCACAGTACCATTAACTTTATGTCCTGATGTTCTACCCACACCCTGTACTTTCTCTCCTACTTTGACAGATCTTTTCCCCTTTACTCTTGGAACATTAAGTGCTACAAGTTCTTTCGGTATCCTATTGTATAACCTTATGAACCCTATATCTACTGTGTTGAAAGGTATATCTCTGAAGAGTTTGAAGATGTAATAGAAGAGGTTTCTGTATGGACACTTATACTTTTCAAACTTTAAAGGTACATATCTGTGTAGAGTACCTATTGCATCACCCAATGTTCCACCATCATAAGGTGAAGGTTGTAAATAGTAAGTTCCTAGTTTAGCTTTATTCTCATGTGCAGTACAATGGTTGTTTCCTATTGCTCCTAAAAAAGAACTTTCTCCCTTCTTCTTGTTTACAGCAAATCCACCTAATGTACATGCTGTACTTCCTTTCCAGTATCCCATAGCTGATATTCCTGCTACTACAGGTCTATGTTTCTGTTGTGCTTCTTGAGGTGTACCTAGAGAGTATTGAGGTCCTATCTCTACAACATCAGTTTCTACTTTCTCTCCAGCATATTCTAGAACTGGAGGAACTATATCTCTCTCAGACAAAACTTCAAGAGGTTCTTTCTTTGTTACATATACTCTAAAGACTCTTGTTCCCTCTACCAACTCTCCATCTTTCTCTCTAGGTAGGAAACTTTCACTCCAACCTAGAACATTCTTTTTCTTCAACAATTTATACTTCTTAACCAGTTCTCTGAACATAGTGTTCATACCTCTATCAACAGTTTAATAACTATACCTAGAACAAACAATATAAAGGAAACTAGTAATCCCCACACCTTCTTGTCTACTCCAGATATACGTTTATCCAGTTTATCTAAACCATCTTTCAACCAGATAATGTCACTGGACATTTCACCAACCTTGGCATATATCATCTTTAGATTAGGGTTAGAATCCTCCTTAGTAGTATCATCAGGCATCATCAACACCTACCAGATAGTACTTCAACTTTCAATTTAAGGTTTATTGAAACTATCAAGTGAAACTTGTTCTTCAATAACATCTTCCCATGAATGATTTATTAGTTCAAGTATCCATTCAACCTTTTTTCTAACAGTTTTCAATAACATTTCTTCATAATCTATTTCTATATTATCTGGTAAAGTATCTAAGGTTTTAAATGCTACTGTACTCACTTTCACTGTTCTCTCTTTAGAACCAAACTTTCTACTTAAAGTGGAAGGATATCCAGGTACTTTCTTCACCCTTACAACATAGAATCTCTGCCCAGGAAGTATCTTAGCATCTAGGTAAGTGTTTGAGAAATCCACTGCTTTCAAGGGTTCAGTGTATGACTTGTAAGTGTTGAATGGTCTATTAACCTTCATAGATACAGCTAGTTTCTTCAAAGGTATCTTTCTAAAGTTTCTAACTATCTGTTTGAGGAAATGAACAGCTTTATCTTCCATGTCTTTAAGGATAAACTTCAACATGACTTTCTGTACAATATATGTTATATCAGCTTGATCTTTCCTAACTATTTCTAACCCTTTAACTATTTCTTCACCATCTACAGTTATTCCAACATATCTTTTCTTGGTCTTGAACACTATACTTTCAAACATTGTTTCAATATCCATCTCTAGATATTCTGTTCTAACCTTCCATTTGTTGTATATGAACTCTCTCAGTAGTTTACCTAGTTTATCTCTTAATATATTAGCTTCTTCCTCAGTACCTTCTTTCAACTGAATAAACACAGAATCAGTGTCTCCGTAGAGAATGTTGTAGCCTAGAGATTCAACAGCAGGAAAGACACCTTCCTCCATAAGAGTTCTACCAATATATGTTATTGCTTCAGCTATCAAGGGATGGTACAATCTAGCTGCAGGTATATGTTCAATATAATCTCCTGCAAAACCATAGTAACCATACACACCATTTACTATAGACTTTAAACCTAACCTAGCTTTCTTGAGGAGTTCTACTTTCTTCCAGTCTTTTCTCTCAGTAGCTTCTTTTATCTTCCTCTTGTTTTCTTCTAACACTGGAATCAACTGTTCAAGTATTTGACTGGTCCATCCCTTAGGGGAAGATTTGAATCTTATATCTTCTGTAACAACAATATCACCATCAACTCTTAGAGTGTCGTATGAGATATTAAAAGCTCTAATAATGTTAGGATACATACTCTTCCAGTCAAGAAGAAGAACCCTGGTGTATTTACCTGGAACCACATCTTTCACTACTGCACCTTTATATCGTACTTTCTTGAACATAGACTTGGTGGGTAATGCAACCTTACCATGAGTTAGTCTAAGATACATTATATCAGATACCCTACTTGGATACAATGTATCATTAAAGTTACATCCTGCTATCTTCCTTATTGTATCGAAACGTTCCAGTAGTTTGAGTTCTTCCTCAAGTTCTTTAGTTAGTTCAACATCAATAATGTTCCTGATCAACACTTTATCTGGTTCTTTCTTCCACATCTCAAACACTGATTCTCTGTGATATTTTCTACCATAACCTAGATATCTTTGAGCTAGAACATCTAGTGTTTCCCATCTAGGTGAACCATATGTTATTCTATACAACTTTTGGAGGTCAAGGATAGATCTACATCCTATCCTTAGTTCCTTCTTATCCTCATAGAACACTACCACTTTTGCAGGACTTAGTTTTCTATATCTAACATGTAATTTTTTACATCTGTTGTATATTACAGTGAAATCATACAATGAGAAAGTGAATATAACATCTGGATCTTTCAGTCTAATGTAGTTAATGAAACTCTGTAGTAGATCTCTCTCTGAAAGACACTTCACAACTCTTACACTTTCTATGTTGTACAATTCCTTGGATAGAACTTCACTATCCATGTCTTTCAAACTGAACAGTGTATACTCCTTGTCAAAGGAATCGTACACTCCTATAACTAGAATAGGTGTATTGTAAGATGTCATATCTTCAGGTCTTTCAGTGTAAGTTTCTATATCCAGATATTGTTTCCTTAGTATGGTAGGTGCATCTTTGGGTACAAAAGTTTCATAGTATGGATCATAATCTATACCACTGTATATCCCCCTGTCTATCAAATATCTCAAACTAAACAGTACATCTGCTTCAAATATGTGACGTGTCAAGACATGTTTAAACCTTCTATCTTTAGCATAATACCTTGCTATATCCCTCACATCTCTAGGTTTCTCAACTATAACTTTCTTTATAGGATAGAAAGGAAACCCTATAAAGTCCACATCTTCTATTTTGACTCTACCAAACTCTTCTGATATAACAGAAGCTAGATGTTCAGACACATAAAAATAGGGTTTGAAGGAGTATATCTCCTTCCTTACTCTTCTACCTTTCTGGTCTCTACAACTCAAAACTACTACAGGTTTCCCATAGTGAATGTAGTAATCTGTGTTACACAAACTCAGGAGTATTTTCTACAACCTCAGAGCAAGTGCTTCTAGAAAGATAACATATTTGTGTGCTGTAGGTTTAGTAAACCCCATGTACTTCATTATCCAGTCTCGTAGAAGAGGTCTAGATACCTTTCTGTAGTCTACACCATTGTCATATAAAGCATCTATGATAAGTAGAACGTTCCTGAAATGTTCCAGAGTATACTCTTCATTTAG